CAGATGCAAGAAGCACAACAACAAATTGCAGAACAAGCTCAAGCTATGATGTCACAACAACAAATGCAACAAACACCAGAACCAAATGTAGCAGAGGGGTAATTATGCAAGTACAAATGACTAAAAAAGAATTTGATAGACTTCCAAGAATACAACAACAAGCAATTTTAATGATGTATCCAATGTTAAGAAAAAAGTTTAAACTCAAAAATGAAAACCAACAAAAGACAGCAACAAACAATTAATAGTCCTGGTTGGGAAGGATTGGATGCTATGCCTGATCCTAATGCAAGGATAGAACCAACAGAACTTGATAAATTATATCAACAAGTATTCTCAACAGAACAAGGACAAAAGTTACTTGTTCATTTAAAAAAAACCTATCTTGATGTTCCAGCATGGACACCAGGATATGATCACTCATTTGGCTATTTTAGAGATGGTCAAAATTCTATAATCAGAGAAATAATTTTAAAACTAAGGAGAGCAAGAAATGGATGAAACACAAAACCAAGAAGAAGTAAAAACGGAAGAAACAACAGAGCAACCAGAACAGGGGTTGATGTCTAAAGCTACACTTGAGCAAGAAGAAACAACTCAAGATGAAGGTATGGCAACTAAACCTGGAGATCAAGTGGTTGAAGGTGAGGACTTAGATAATGTGCAATTTGAAAAACCCGAACATTGGCAAGATAAATTTTGGGATGATAAGGAAGGACCAGACCCAGACAAGTTGATGAAAAGCTATAATGAATTAGAAAAAGCATATCACAAGAAAAATAGCAAAGCACCTGAGTCGTATGATTTAAAAACTCTAGAAGAAAAAGGTATTGATAACAATGATCCAGAAGTTGAATTTGCATCAAGCTGGGCAAAAGCAAACAACATCTCGCAAGAATCGTTTGATGAATTAGTCAGTAAGATTGCAGAGATTAGAGGTGAGAATGTTCAACAAGCAGAAATTAATGAAAAAGAAGAACTCGCCAAGCTTGGTGAAAATGCAAATGAAAAAATTCAAAGCATGGTGAATTGGGGTAGAAAGCTAGTCAGTCAAGGTATTCTAAACAAAGATGATTTTGAAGAATTTAAAATCATGGGAGGTACTGCTCAAGGTATAAGAATCTTAAACATCTTCAGAGGTATGACAGGCGAAAAAGAAATACCAACTATGAATATGCAAGTTGATGGTTTGAATAAAGATGAAGTGCTATCCAGAGTCGCAGATCCTAAATATGCAACGGATGAAGCATTTAGAAAGCAAGTTGAAAAAGATATGATTGAGTTAGAAAGGTCTGGAAAACTATCCTAAACACAATCAAACAAAAATTTAAAGACGCTGATAATATTATTGACTTTAGTGTTGATATCTTTTTGTTGATCTTTGATATTTTAACTACGCCCCTACTCATTCCTATTCGAATAGCAAAGTTCTATTTAAAATCTTGGATCAAGGCATTTATTAAAAAGTTTCTAAAAAAAACATATCACCGCATTTACGATAAACGCTAGATGTTACTTTTTTTCTTGTAATGCTTGTCAAGATATGATTTAAATAAAATAACCAATAACCTTTTTTGGCTGGTTTGGCTTCTCAGAAATGAGATTGTGTAGGGCAATACCTTATATGTTTGGCTGGATCTTTTTCCAATAACCGAAGCGATTAATAAAAATTTTAATTATTTAACAGGAGTACAATTATGAGTACAGGATTATCAACAGCTTTTATTACCCTGTTTGAAGCGGAGGTAAAACAAGCATATCAAGGCGAATCTGTATTGAATAATAGTGTTAGAATGAGAACAAATGTTCAAGGTTCTACTGTCAAGTTCCCTAAAATTGGAAAAGGTGTATCACAGATTAGAACTCCACAAACAGATGTTGTGCCATTGAACACAGATTTCAGCACAGTAACAGCCACAATGAGCGACTTTATTGCTGCGGAATACAGCGATATTTTCGATCAAAGTAAAGTGAACTTCGATGAAAGACAAGAACTTGCTCAAGTAGTGGGTAAAGCGATTGCTAGAAGAGAAGATCAAATTATCATCGATGTGATGGAAGCAGCTTCACCAGGAGCAACTATTGCGAACACAGTAGTAACTTCGGGATCAGCAACAGCTTCAGACCTTAATATTGGAAAAATTATTGCAGCTAAAAAAGCTATGGACGCTGCTAATGTTCCACCAACAGATCGTCATGCGGTTGTTCATGCGAACAGCATTGCTGGATTATTAGGAGATGAAAGAGCAATCTCTGGTGATTTCCAAAACATCCGTGCATTAGTACAAGGTGAGATTGATACCATGATGGGATTTCAGTTTCATGTTGTAGGTGATCGTTCAGAAGGCGGACTTGCCATTGATGGAAGTTCAGATAGAAACACCTTCTTTTATCACAGATCAGCGATTGGATGTGGCGTAAGTGTCGCACCAAAAGTGGAGGTCAATTATGTTCCTGAGAAAACTTCGTTCTTGGTAAGTGCGATGTATTCTGCAGGTGCAGTTGTGATCGATACTGAAGGTCTAATTAAAGTAACTTGTAGAGAATCATAGGAGGTAAATTATGGCATTTGCAAGAGCAGGTTGGAATCCTATTGGTGGCATGAGCAAACGTGGCTCTGCACCCCAAATGTGGTCTTATACCACTACGGATAGTCTAGCCACAATGAATACTGAGGGATACTTTAATTCGGTATCTGATGAAGTAAAAGTCGGTGATCTAATTTATGCTCATGATTCAAACACACCTACTGCTTCTCTAGTCGTTGTATTAAGTGTAACGGCTGCTGGGGTGGTTGATGTGAGTGATGGAACAGCACTTAGTGTAGCTGACTCAGACTAATAGACTAAACTGTGGGGAGCTTCGGCTCTCCACTTTTAATTAAGGAATTATTATGGCAACGGGAGATAATCAGGTAAGTATAGCAAATCAAGCACTTCTTCTTCTCGGTGCTGATACAATAGCAAGTTTCTCAAATGGAACTGCGGTTGGTAATGCTTTAGATATTATTTATCCAAAAGTAAAAACAACAACGCTTGGAATGTATCCTTGGACATTCACTCTTAAAAAAGCAGAGTTATCAAGATTATCTACTGCTCCTACTGCACATTTTTTATATCAGTACAAACTTCCTTCTGACATGATTAATAGTGTACCTAGATCTGTTTATAATTCTAGTGATCGAGGAGCTGCAACAATTAGAGATTGGCAGATACAAGGAGAAACATTATTAACGGATAACACACAAATTTTTGTAGATTACCAACAAGATATAGTAGAAGGCAAACTTCCTGTATATTTTACTCAATTACTGGTTTACATGTTGGCTTGGAATCTAGCAGAAACAATTACGGATCAAACGGAAAAAGGAGCATACTATAAAAACATTGCACTCGGTGGAGCAGCAGATAATAATAGAGGAGGATATTTTAGAACCGCCATTAATCTAGATGGTGCGGGAGAAACTCCTCCAGTTATTGCTCAGTATCTCTTAACTGAAGTGAGAGGAGCATGAGCCGAATTGTACAGTATCAATCATCATTTACTATGGGAGAATTTGATCCACTTGTAAAAGGTCGAGTGGATATTACTCAATATCAGGCGGGTCTTGAAAAAGCGACCAATGTTTTGTGTATTCCTCAAGGTGCATTAGAAAGAAGACCAGGACAACAATTTTTGCTTGATGTTACTTCAGATTTAGGATCATCTTTTACTGCTCAACAAGGACTTCGTTTGATTCCTTTTGAGTTTTCAAGTGTAGATTCATTTATGTTAGTCTTTGTAAAATTATCAACTAGTTCGTCAAACAATGCAAAGATGTTTGTGTTTAGACAAGGTGTATTGCAAACCAATATAAACTCAAGTGGTAATAACTATTTAACTGTATCATTAGGAGATATATCGTTTGATGCAATAACCTTTACACAATCTGCGGATACTTTGATTTTAATGCATGAAGATCTTGCTCCGTTATCGATTGTAAGGGGTGCTAATAATACAACATGGACAGCAAGTACAATCAGTTTAACTTCGCCAAAGTTTGCTTTTACAAAATCTGTATCTGAACCTTCTGGAGATATTACGCCCTCTTCTATTGATGGTACTGCAACCATATCAGCATCGGCAAGTATTTTTTCTAGTGGTAATGTCAATCAATATATCAATGTTAAAAACGGATTTGGAAGGGCAAGAATTGTAGAGTTTGTATCCGCTACATCTATAAAAGTAAATGTTGAGATTCCGTTCTTTAACACTTCTGCAATCACAGCAACGAATTGGGAACTCGAAGCGGGATACGAAGATGTATTCTCATCGACTAGAGGTTTTCCAAAAACAGGGGTATTTCATGAAGGTAGATTATATTTTGGCGGATCAAAAAGTTTACCCTCGGCTTTGTTTGGATCTAAGG